AAAGACAATACCACTTGACGTGCTTTGATTTTGTATTTCCAATATTAACTCAAATTTTGTAAATTGTGCCAATGTTGGTTTAATCCAATCGTCCATCAAAACAATTTCCTCTGCGGTTTCTGTTCCATTTTGAAATGCGTCTTTTAAATGCACAAAAAAATCAAATCCCAATGGCTCAATAATGTGTGCAATTTCTGCCACTCTTAAAATTTCATTTGTAATTAATGATGTGTCTGTATTTTGGTTGGTAAACACTTTTGCAATAACCTCTGTTGCGGTCATAAACGGTGCGTCTGCCATGTAGTTATTTTGTATTGCCATTATTTATTTGTTTTCGCTGTTAATATAATATCACCACCCTCATCCAATGGGTCAAAACCTAACATCACACGTTGTTCATTTAATGTTAAAATTGATGACGCTTGAATGTCTGCCAAATAACTAATTGGTGGTTCATAAACAATTTCCAAATCGTCTGCATTAAACGGCATGAACTCATTTATTAACATTCTTATTTTTGACAAAATAATTCCCTCAACATCTTTGATAATTGTTCCCATCACCATTTCCCACGCAACACGTATTTCATTTCCTGTGTTGTTTAATTTGCTGACCGACATAATCCCTGACATTGCGGGTTGCCACCTGTGTGCTGTAATAATATTTTGTGATGTTAATTTTTGTAAATCCATAAATGAACCGTCTGCGGTGTCATTTAACATTGTGATGTTTGCGGGTTTACTGTCACCGTTTTTTACTAAAAATAAAATCTTTGAATTGTTGCCCTGACCCGTCCATTTTTGTTGTGCCTCTTTCACCAATTCCTCTGCCTCATCCTGTCCCATGTCACCATTAATCTCAACAATTGCTGATGGCATAAAATTCTGTTCCAATTTTGTGTTGTTGTATTGCTGCAAAAGATGGTCAATATTTAACCAACGCAATGCGGAAACAAAATCAGGCAAACCATAATAATTAAACGTTGGTTCATAATCTTTGAAATGCATAATTGACCTGTTGTTTTCAAAGTTTGGAAACATTGGAATTATCACTTGGTCTTTTTTTGATGACGTGTAATTTGTCCAATCAGGATGGATGTAAACGTGTTCATGGTTTTTTGAAATCCTGCATTTTGTTGCGTCTATGTGATACAAATTAATACCACCTTTGTGTTTCACAATTTCCAAATAAGAATTTCCAAACGTGTAATAATCAAACATTAAACGTCCATAAATATCACGTAAACTTTCACCCGTGTTTACGTCATCCACAAACCTCATTAACCTTTCGTCCTCTGCTTGAAATTCTTTACCAACAGACAATATTTTTTTCTGACCCAATATTGCTCTGTGTGTTGGTGATTTTCGTGTTATTTCCGCCAAAAATTCAGGAAACAAATTGTTTGCACCAAATGGAACGTATGGTTCATTTGAAACATTGTTGGATGTAATTTCGTCAATACTAGACGGGACAGATAAGTTTAAAACATCAAATTTGGTAAAACCAATTTTGGACGCTGCGTCTTTAATCTGTTGTGCCGTCTGTTTTCTTTGCTTTGCTTTCATTCGTTTTTACCTTTTTTGGTTTATCATTTACCTCCACAACTAACTCACAACCTTTGTCATACAACTTTTTTAATGTTTGTTGTGTAATTCCACGTGTTTCATATTTTCTTAATGGTAAACCCCAACGAAATGATTTTGAACCTGCAATTGCTTTTTTTAATTTATATGCCATTGTGATAATTTTTTTTCAAATATACTTATTAAATTAAACAAAAATTGGTGATAATCCGAAAACTATCACCAATCAATTGTTAAATACCGAACAACTGTCAATCAATCAACGATATTCAGTGAACTATTATACAGGTATTGACGCCTGTGTTCCTGAATATTCTCTTGGGTATTCTCCCTGTTGACACGTTAATGTAATTGCTGTCCCGTTTGCTGTTTGTAATCCTGTTCCTGTTCCCTGCTCACCTGATGTAAACTCCATGTATGCTGTTTCCTCAAATATTTCGTCCCATCCTAAAACAAACATGTATGTTACTGCTGGGTCTGCACAATCGTCTGCATATGTTTCAATAATTGCTGTGATACCACATGACGTTGCCAACATCATTAAATCCTCATTTACAACTCCTGTAATTTTTGGAATATAAAACTCCAAAGAAACCTCCATTAATGTTGAACCGTTTTCACGTGTTGCACTTGATGTGAAACCTGCCGAACCTCTTTCAAATTCCCAAACATAAAATAACGCACCACCCGTCATTGTCACCGCACTGTAATCATGTGCCGAACCAACTGTGAATGAAGCAATGTCATCTGTATTTGTCAACCATATTTTTTTAATACCACCACGTCTGTTCCTGTCGCAACAAATAACGTCATGTCCTCTTGTAATTCCTGCCATTTTATTTTATTTTTTTATGGTTAATAATTTATTAATATCCGATTTGCACCGTGCTGTCATATAAGAAATTCACGCCCATTTTGAAATAACTTCTAACATAAACTTTTTCAGTTAAATCATCATAAAACATTTTCATTTCACCCTGTGGGTCGTTTGTGTCTGTTCCAACCACTAGGTTTTTTAACGCTGTGTAACATGCCATGATATCGTCAGTTAACGATAATGTTGCTGCCGCCTCATCCCATGTGTGCATTGGCACAACTTCAATTCCTCTGAATGTTACATTCCCACCTGCTTTCAATGCTGTGTATGCTGCGTCTGAACTCACACCCTCAATTGACGTTAAATAATCGTTGTAAATTGTTGGTGAAACAAAAAATTTCTTTTCGTTTGTTGGCACACCCTGTAATGCTGCGGGTGCGTCTGCATACATTGCACGTAATGCAATAATTCCATCACCTGCCGTCCATGCACCTGAATTTGCAATTGCTGTTTTGTTACCATCAACCGTTGCGTCTGCTTTTAATAGTTTCCACCAACCGTCTAAACTTGAATAACAATCTGACCCTGCTGTTGTGTCACCGTGCCATGCTAATTTAGTAACGTCATTTCCAATTGACTGTCTTACATTTGCCAATATGTTGTCCATTAACGCTGTTCCTGATAAATCAAAAACGTTAATTCCATTTTTAAAACTTTCCTCAATATACGTTCCAAAAAACGCGTCTTGACATTCTGAAACTGCCACTCTTAACCTCCCCGCTGTAATTACTTTGTCAGTAACCGCATATGTTCCACTTTCGTCATCACCACATCCTGTGTATTTTTTTACAATACATGATAATGCGTCTGCTGTGTAAAGGTTCATTGTGTGTTTTACATTTGGAATTACCCTAAATTGGAAAATGTCACTATCTCTAAAGATAGGTTCCAAAAATAATTCCGAAAAATTTGCACCTGAATAGGTTGCATTGATACCGCTTGTTGCTACATTTCCCATTTTCTTTTAATTTTTGTTTGTTATTATTATTTATTTATTTGCTTACACTCTTTTTTTCATTCCATCTGCAATTGCATTAAAAAATGCTGCATTTGGGTCAACGTCTTTTACGTCTTTCACAATTGATGGCTCAACATCATTTGAAACGTTTGTTCCTTTTGCTTTTAACTTTGAAATTTCATTTGTTAAATTTTCAACCTCATTGTTTGCCGTTTCTAATTGTTGTGTTTTGTCAACAACTTCGTCCTCTGCCATTCCCATTCTTTCCTCAATGTCATGAATTGCGTTTTCTAAATTGTCAACTCTGTCTTTTAATTCCTCATAAGTTTCTGCCCAATCCGCTTTCTCTGCTGCACTTTCGTCCTCATCACCCTCATGTCCTTCCTCATGGTCGTTTTTGATAACTGTGTTTGAAATTAAAGATTTGATTTTTGATAATAACGTTTCGTCATTTTTAGTTTCGTTTGAAACCTCTGCATTTTCTTTTGCCATTTTTTCTGATTTTTGTGTTTTATTAAATACTGAATTTATTTGCTCTGATGTTATGTTTGTAAAGTTTGAAATATCATAATTGTTTTCAACCTGCACTGCTTTTGTTATTGAATTTGCAAAACCACTGTCAATTGTTTCTGTTGCATTAAACCATGTTTCTGCATTCATTAAACCAACCAATGTTTCAACATCCTGTTCTGACTTCTTTGAATATATCCCTGCAATTTCCTCACGTATTTTGTCCAATACGTCTGCGGTTTTTCTTAATTCATTTGCGTCACCACCTGCCATTGTAAACGGGTTGTGTATCATAAACAATGAATTTTCGGCCATTTCAATTTCGTCACCTGCCATTGCAATAACTGACGCAATTGACGCTGCAATTCCCTGAACCTTTGTTGTAACTTTGTGTTTGTGATTTTTTAAGGCATTGTAAATTGCCAATCCATCAAACACTGAACCACCTAATGAATTAATATAAATGTTCAATGGTTTGTCTTTGACTTCTTGTATTGCCTCAATAAAAGATTTGGCGTTTACATCATAACCACCAATTTCTGAATAAATAAAAATGTCGGCACTTTTATTGTCACCCTCATTTTTAATGTCATACCAATTTTGCATTTGGCAA